CCCAATACCACACCGCCCGAAGTTGTTGCTAAGGGAGTGTAGAGTTTGCCCGTCTTAAATCGTGCAGGTACTAAAATCAGCGAAGGTGTCGGCATTGTTAGAAGTTGTAAATAACTGCAAAGCGATTGAAGAGGCACCCATTCACGGCAGCTTCGGCAGCGGTAGCCCCGTCAGCGGTTGCCCTTGCGTTAAACAAGGCCCACACCCCAGCAGCGACTCCGCCTTGGAGCATTGAGATTGGGTAGCCGTAGCCGTAACCTATCAGCATTACAGGAATGTGTAACCGATGACTGAACCTGCGCTTGGAGTAACGGCCGTAATCTTGCCTCCGTTGCGCCCGCTGATAACGATGCCAGCGGATATGGATGCGCCCGACAAGTTGTAAGCGGTTATCAGGTTCTCGCTTCCAGTTCCAGTAAGGGTTGTGAATGTGGCAGCAGCATTGACTACCAAGAAGTCGTAGTTCTTCCCAGTTACGGTTCCGTTGATGAACTCCATCGTACCGCCCTGACCGAGCATTTGTTGCAGAATAGGTGTAGGCATAATTTGCGTTTAATTGTAAATGTCTTTTAGGTTGGAATTTCACAAACGGAGTGAGAGTAAGGAATCTCAAAGGTCATCGTCGCCTGCCATCCTGCCGTGCGGTCGTCCCGGCTCTCTACAAACCTCGTAAGGCTCACGCTGGATGAGAGGGTCCAGTCTTCGTTCGGGTCGTTTGTGAGCGACGATATGAAGTCCTGTGCTATCTGCAACTGGTCGCTTAGGACCTCATCTTCGTTGTCCTGCCAACCCAGCGTAGGGCTGCCCGAAACCACTCCGCCCATCGGTTTGATGGATTCAACTCTATCACTAAAATATACCCCAACCACCAAGTCCAAAGTACCAGCGTCAGTACTTGCAGACTGAACGTCCGCAAACACGAGCGGATAGACGATACGCTCACGGCTTGGGGTTCGTAGGTTGATGGTGTTGTCCGTGCCTACCGCAAGAGGGTCGCCCGTCCCGAACGAGTTGACTTGAGGATGAGCATTTGCAAGGTCCAGCAGGGCTTGCTTGATTTTTATCCATGACATAAGTCTGAAGTTTCAGTATGTTTTTTTTATGCGCTCCCATCTTTAGCAGTCGTTACAACCAGCCAAAGGGCCGTAGGGATAGGGGTAGTCCAAGTTGCTGATTCCCATTCGCCTGTTGCGGTCCAAGACCATCCCGGTGCGGTAGTTGGTGGCGTTCGGGTAGATGGTATCCAACGCAGACGGAGGCGAGTTCCACAAGGGGTATGAATTGCGGTTCTCCATCAGGTAGCGGGTTATGCGCTCGGAATACCACTCGGCATCGTTCTTGACCTTATCCGTGAGCCGGGTAATCTCTTCCATGCTCATTTGGGAGGACTCTTCGCTCGTTCTACGGACCATCCCCTTGTTCATGTACTTAAACGCAAGAACCATCGGCAACTCGTAGTAGAGCCATTGAATCATTGCAGGCTGAATGTAGTCCTCCAGCAGCGTTTGGTTGAGTGCAGACGTTGAACCGCTGACCACTTGGCTGACGAGTTCCCCATACAACGGAGAGCCAACGATGGGCTGAATCCGCATCTCTTGGACCTTGATGACCGTTGGACGGATTTGGGTGTAACTGACGTTCTCGTTGATGATGCTATTGTCGAGCAGCGTTTCTTCGCTTATGAATAGTGCCTTCATGCCTTCGTGATTTTATTGCCTTTACGGATTACCAACTGCTGCTCCCATACATGGCGACATTGGGGGCGATTCACTCCGCTGGGCGTGTGATACCAACCGCCTCTGCGATTCCAAACGGAGTAGCCCATAATTGCAGAAATCCCGTCGATGTCCTCACGGGTGTAAACCTTACCCTGCCCGGCCAAGTCAAGCATGACCTTGCAGAACTCACGGCTGGAGCCTTTGTCCTTGTTGCTGAATCCTGTCGCCCATGCGTACTTGTAGCGGACCTCTAAGACTGGCTCGGCAACTTCCTTCACGCTCTTGGGCAGGTTCTGCTCGGCAATCTTGTCCACGGCCCGGCTGATTGGGTAGCGGTCCTTTGTGATTAGGTAAGCGACTCGCTTGGCGACCTTGGCTTTGCTGACCCCGAACTCCTTTGCCATTTCTTCAACGCTGGCTTCCCGGTTCTTCTTGCGATACGCCTCAATCTTCTTGTCCAGTTCGACTTCTTCTTCGCCTAATTCGGCAAAGGCCAAGCGGATGTTTTCGTCGATGTTGGTGTCGAACCGCATCGGCTTGGAGTGCATCACATTGTAATCGTCTGCATGGCATCCGAACTTGCTTGCAACCACTTCTAAAACCTTGAACTCTTCCTCGCCCCATCCGTAGTCCTCATCGTCTTCCTTGCCCCAAGTCGGTTCGCTGAACTCTTGGGACTGCACTCCGAGCATCGTGTCAATCTCTTGGGATGACAAACCGAAGCCTGCTGATAGCATGGTCCGAGCCATTTCAAGAGTTATTTTCTCCTGCATATACTGGCGCACGATTCGCATCAGGTTTTGGTACTCACGGCCCGACAACTTCTTGATGTTGTCGTTGCTCTGCAATGCTTCCACGGCTTGGGGTTGCTCGTCGGGTTGGGGATTAGGTCCAACCACGTCGGCAGGTTTTTCCAAAGATTGCAGACCTGCCTTTTCCCGAAGTTCGTCTTGGGTCATTATCTGCAAGAGGGCTTGTTCGCTTAGTCGCTCCGTGATGGGTTCCACAGGGATAAGTTCCATCCCTTCCACTCCATTGAAAGAGCCGAGGTAATTAATCATCCGCTCCACTTTGCGGACCCTGTCGTTGACGTAGGTGGCTTTGAATAGTTCGTAGCCCTCGACCAATTCGTTGCGTCCACCCAATTGCCCCTCGGTCTTCACCCCGAATAGCATGGGGTTGGTTACACGGTGGGCGATGAATATCTCTTGCTGGATGGCCTTGTTCAGTATCTCGAACTGCTTGTCCATGTCGCTCGGAGTGAGCGGTTCAAGTGTCGGGGCCTTGGCTGCATCGTCGTTGAATGTAACAACGAAGCGACCAGCGTTGTCCGTACCGCTAAACTTGCGTTTGATTTGCCTCTCAATGTCGCCCTGTTCTTCGGGGGTCGGGATGCCGTTGTTGAAATTAATCAAGTAACCGCCCCAAAAGTTGTTGCGGAGGTTGTTGTTGTGGAAGTTGGCGACCTGTACGTCTGCCTCAATCCAAGCATTGCCTCCGATGTATTCGGGGAGAGGATAGTGCTTCACGCCAGCAGCATAGACCCGATAGTAGAACAACTGCTTTCCGAGGCGATTCTCCGGGTCGAATGCAGGGATTTTCTCGATGTCCCCGACCTTCGGGAACAACTGCATCATGTCGTCATTGTACCAGTCAGCCACCTGAAACATCTTCTCCTCCTTGTCCACCCGGATTTTCTCGAACGGGATGTGTTCCATTTTGGCAATCGTTCCCAACTTGGACCAAGTAACCGCAACCGCAAACCCGTTGAAAATCTCCAAGTCCAAGACCAGTTTCTCCGTGATATCGTTCAGGTCCTCGGTGCTTGACATTCCGTCGAAGAACTTGATGAAGCGGGCCTGCTGCTCTACGGTCAAGTCATCCCCTGCCTGCCATCCACCGCCCATGATGTAGTTCACCTTGCCGTTGACGATAGCGTTGTGCTTGCTGCTCCTGCGATAGTTGTCAAGCAGGTAGTAGGGGTATTCGTTGGCAAAGCCGTAGGTGATGTATTTGCCGGAGCGGTTCTCCAGCATGACGGGGACCTTGTGTTCTATCCCCAACCATTGGGTGAAGTGTTGAGTAGATTTATTACTCATAGCGTGTGGATGGTAAATGAAAGGGCTGAAATCGTGATACTTGCACCGCTTGAAATTGCGTTGACGTAGATGGTGAACTCATCGTTGACCGCACCCGTAACGTAAGCCTCCGTATAAATCGCATGGCCGTTCGTGTGAGCCGTTGTGATGTCAGTCATTGACTGGTCAATCGTTGTGCCGTTCTTGGCGATGTAAACCTTGATTTGGTGGTTGTTGCCCTGTGCCAATACCATGGACGCAGCGATGCGAAGGGTTGCACCTGTTGTGCCTGTGTAGGTGATGGCGGTGGTGGTCCTTGAAAAATTGTAGGTTGACAAAACGCCTGATTTCATCGCACTTGTCAACTTGACTTTTTGACCCTGCGTTGGGGTGAAAGCCGTGTTGGTATCGAGGTAAAGGTTCGCAAAGCCCCGTTCCCTGTCAAGCGTTGCGGTGTCTGCAAGGTCGTCGAATAGACCGCCTACACGGGATGCGGTGTTGGCCCCGGCAGCGGTTTCGTTGGTGATGGTTAAGGCGCTCGCTTGGAGTTGGCTTCGTGTTTGTACGCTCATGCGAAGGATTGGTCAAAGGTTGAATCGAATACCCTCACGCTGGATGCGAGGAAGGTGTTGTAAGTGATTGTGTTTGCGTAGGTATTGAAGCCTATCGTTACGGTTTGTATAAATGCCAAGCCCGTTTCAACGACCGCCAAAGCAGCGGCAACCGTGCTATTGGTATCGTAAACTTCATACTTATACGAGCCTGTTTCAAGCGACCCCAC